CAAGTGTTGCGCATAATATGTCTTTGGTACGGTGACGGTCATGATTTAATTAGGACTGTCCTGTGGGAGGACATATGTGCATCTCGACATATTAGCGGTGATATTATTTATGAGTGGACGGGCTGCAACCCATCAGGTTGCTTCCCTACCACAGCTTTAAATACTCTTACTAATATGTTTATGATTGTGTATTCTTTCGTTGTAGCATACTTGAAGAAGTATGACATGATGTCCGAGATTGGTAGTGATGAATTTTCTATCGCTGTCCAGGCAGGGCTGGGTGAGGCAACTAAATATTTACGCTATGTTTGTTATGGCGATGATAATTTAATTGCTGTCTCTAGTTTTGTTGAAGATTATTTTGACCAGGAAGTTATGACCGATATTTTAGGTAGCGTGGGTTACACCTATACCTCTGAAGCTAAGACTGATGAGGAAGTGGCACCTTTGCGACCTCTTGGTGATGTTACCTTTCTTAAACGATCTTTTGCGAGATCTGATAAGTCTGGAAAACGTCTTTGTCCTCTTGAGATCTCTGTTATCTTAGAGATGCCTCAGTGGACCAAGAAGAATGATCATAACTTTGAGGATGTTCGTGTTAATGTGGAGACAGCTCTGAAAGAGCTATCTTTGCATGATCGCGAAGTGTTTGCTTTTTGGAGCAAGCGGATAATCAAGGAGTCTTTGGATCGTTTGGGATATGTCCCAAATGTGACCGATTACGATGCTCTGCAGGCCATTACTTTGGCCTCGCCAGAGTTGTTGTAATTGGGTCACACTCACCTCCAGGTTTGGTCGGCCTGGTTGTATTAGCTTGTTTTTGATCTGTGTGTGAGGATAACTTTTGGGTTTAAACTCATTTCATTGCATAGCATGCTAGACCACTCCTGTGCTATTTAGCATTACTGTTCAAGATGGGAGGGAGAGACACCAATATCTAGGACAACCCAATAGGGCCTTCGTCTGAGTTAGCGAAGTGTTACTCTACGGAGTATTTACCGAAAACAAAACTTACTGATAATGAAAATAAAAACATAATCGAAGCCCCTAAGATTCAAAATGAGGGGACGACCACTGATGTGACGTCCAGTGGGAAGATATTGAAGTCAAACCCAGTCACCATTGAGGATCCGATCCATTCTGGAACTACTGGTTCTTCGCAAGAGATTGCTGCTTTCTTTGAGAAGCCTTATCTTGTGACCACCTTTAGTTTTGGTGTGCCG